GAAGGAGCAGGAGAAACCGGCAGGTTTTCACATAAGACCGGTGTGAGAGAATACTTATCACTAAATGATAAGTCAGAAACTGATGAACACCGAGACATCACTTCTGAAAAATCATCAAACGAACAAGATTCGGTCTCAGATCCGATAAATTCGGAAGACGCCAAAGGAGCGTCAGAACAACAAAAGGGGTAAGAGGACTCAGAGGAATAATCATCAAATGAATCATCTTTGTCCGCAAAGAAAGAAATTTCCGGTCTAAACGAAGACGATCCTTCTGGAAGACAAACTGTTGGAACGGTAAGTAACGCATCTAAGTCGACTTCAGAAGAATACGACGAAGACAAATGTAAACCTTCGTTATCAACAGAATACTCATCATCAGAAAAGGAACCGTCATCAAAGCGCGCGCGAAGTTCATCCAACTCAAGATACCTGAGATTTGAAAAGGACCGTGGAACGTTTTCTTCAAAATGAGTACCAAACTTGGACTGTGACCTCAACGCAAACGCATTACGATAACTCTCGAGCATTTCCTCATCGCAACTCATGCGAAGAGTCGAACCGCTAGACAGCATTTCCTGAAACACCCTAAACTTGTCCAAAACTTTGTTAAGAGATTCATTGAAATAACGAGTAAGATTATCGAATGGCAACGAAGCACTGAAAGGTGTGGGCAGATAACCTTTGCAAACGACGAAGAAAACAGGTTCAAGAGGATTAACTACTTCAAGACGCAAGACCTTAACGTCGACAAATTCACTAAACAGTGACATCATTTCAGAACACGCAGAATCGGGAGATATGCGAAAAATGGCATCCCCATGTTTCCGAAGAAGAGCACACATGAGCTGTTTTTCTTGTCGAAAGATATTGACATCAAAAGGTTTCCTGATAGAACAGCGCGTAGAACATCCTACAAAAAGATCATAACCCTGTGGTCGAACAGACAAAGCTTCATTGGCCAAGGACAAGACTTGATCAGAAGAAGAAATCGAACCAGTCAAGTGTTTACCGTAAACGTAATGAAAATCAGGATTGATGAAACGAGGAGCTACACCAAGGCGAACAACATCACTAGAGGTAGTCACTTTCCAAGATCGATCCAAAAGAAATTCAGAAAATCCAGCTGCGTTTCCGTAAACAAACGCATTGGATCCCAGGAAATGATAACGAGTGTAGAGTTCGGCCATTTCCAAAGCGGAATCAAAGTCATATCCACATTTTCCCAACTCACATAGAGGGAACATAGCTCTCTTGACGCGAGGAAACACGACTCTAGAAAAG